CACACCAAAACCAATCAATGTCACTCTAAAGCGATATTTAAGTTTTGGCATTAGGAGGATCTGTGTAGATCCCCCACCATTAGTGGTTGGAATGCCGATATTGTTTAGTGATGTAATCGCCATTTTTAAATTTCTCCTGTGTTCTTGACACGCAATGGAATGTAAATGAACTCAACAGCCTTTACTGGTTCAATCGCAATATCAACATATAGTTCATTACGATCGATCCTTGAAGGTGTATTGTTTGATTCATCACACACAACCGCAAAGTCATAAATTGCACGTAAACCTACTAGTTCTAGCAATAAGCTTTCACAGGCCTGTTTAATCTCATCTCGTGTAATCTTATCATTTGGTTCAAAGATATACGGACGGGCAAGCTTGTTCAACTGACTGCGTAAGTACACTACCAATCGTGCCACATTGATTCTGTCTAGTGCTGATGCATTTCTTGCACGAGTTTTCTGACCGTAGTTAACTAGTCCAACTCCAACAAAGAAAGGAATTGGATTAATCTTTAGATCATATAATGTATCTCTTTGTCCTTCATTTAATGCAACAGTTTGGAATTCTCCTGTTAGAGAATCGATATAACCTACTGCTGTAGCATTAGTGATACCACCTCGTCTTGTACCTGCTGGAGCGAACCAAGGATAACTTACATTGTCACTCAATGCGATAGTTCTTAGCATCATATGGCTAGCTGGTACAACTGCATTGCTACCGCTTAGATCTGTTGTAAATCCATTTGGATAGAATGTTGCCAAATATTCGTCATATGTTACAATACCATCGTCGCCATTGTCAAACACTAAGTTAGCATTTGTACCCCAGTTAGTTAAACTTGTCGCATCATCTTTTAGGCGTAATGGTGTGTCGCCGACTACGAAAGCTGTAATGCCTCGATCGATATTCAAGTTTACTAAGTTGCTCATTAGCTCAGGGTAGCCTGGGCAAGCAATCAAGTTAAAGTTTCTACGCTCTTCATCACGAATTTCTGAGCTTGTATCCACTACACTCTTTAGTGCTGCTACAACTACACCACGCTGTGCTTTACGACCAAAGCTGCCCGAACCATCTTCGTTATTAGGACTTGCTGTTACCCAACGATCAGATTCATATGTGTCCATACTTTGACCTTGACCGCTGATAAACGCATTTCCGGCTAATGTTGCAGCACTGGTTCTTGGATTTTCTGCTGTAGTGTCGATATAGCTATTTCTATATTTCTTGACATTTCCACCGCTTCTTCTTAGATTGTATAGCATCATTCCTTTTGGATATAACGCTGGATCTGGTGCGTCTGGGTCTAAGAAGTTATTTGTGACCAAGTCTAATAAACTACTTGCAGTTTTGCTTGTACCTGTGGTGTTCCAACGAGCATCGGCAAACAAGACACCGTCTTCAGAGGTTTGGTCTGTTTTGTCAATTAGTTCCCAACGCTCAGATGCATCGGCGATATCTGTAAGATTCTCGTTGTATCTGTAGATGATTGGGAAATTCTCTAAATCAGCTGTGCTGATCCATAAGTCTCCATTTTTAGTTCCATTTACACCGCTGGAGTACGGGTTACTTGCACTTACCTTAGGTAGATAGTTGTCTCTCGTTGTGTTAGCATCGAAGTACGGAGATGTACTGTGACGATAGCCAACCCAAGTATTACCATTATGAATCATCATGTCCACATCGGCAAATGTTGGGTTATACCACATTTGTCCGTCTGTTGGTTCATTAGTTGGATTGTCTGGTCCTGCAGCGAATCTTGGATCGCTAGCAACCAATGGCATCCAACCTGATGCTACATAGTCTTGTCCAGAACCACTAGCATAAGCTCCCGGGGCTAAGTCTTGGAGTGAATACAAGTTCTCTGAACCTGCTCTGTCTTCTACATCATACGCCGTAAACACATTAGAAATCGGAGTTCCTGTGCCGTCAGTGATTCTAAAATCGCCGCCGAGCTTATGACTAATCACTACTCTTGCTTGTGTAGTGCTGATAGTTATCACAGATGCTTCGATGTTTACAAATCCAGCTGCATTAACTGCGGCTGCTATAGCATCAGCGTCTGTGCTATCACCAACTGCTGTGAAATTCACAGCAATACCAGTAGCTAGTGCTAATTCGCCTTTTAATGATTCTTCTATAGTGAATTGTTTTGATCCGGAAGTTAAAGATCCGCTCTTGATAATGTTTGAAGTGATAGCAGTAGCGCCGTTCGCAGAAAGATTTCTACGCCATACTCTAAAGCTTGCAGTTTCAGGTGTAGCATCAAATCCGCCGTTTTCTTCTGCATTTGATTGAACAAATAAAGAATCTGCAGAAATATTAGCACCGCCACCGCTACGATCTAGATAATATAGAGCTGCATTAGTTGTTGCATAGATCGGAGCATCGTATGTAACCCAAGATAGGGTAGATGCTTGCCATCTTTGTACTTTCCAACGAGCACCGTTGTTTGGTTCTGTAGTCTTAATCCATATTGATCCAGTAGGATACCCGCCTTCGCTGTCAGTGTTATCAGTGCGCTTGTATGTTGGAACACTTGTGTGCGGAGTTTGTTGTAGTTTTGGACCATAATATAATCCATCATCAATACCTAATGAACCCCATGTAGAATTTCCGTTTTCTAATCTTACATTTCCGTCTGCTGTACTATCACCTGTTGACTGTGAAGTACCGTCGGTATAAATGTAAAGTCTGTTATTGATAGCTTGTGCAGTAACACCTGTAATTGCTGCAGAACGAATAGCTGCTGCTAGTGTTGCCATAGTATATGATCCGCTGATCAAACTATTGTTTACATAAAAGTTTACACTAATTGTACCACTTACTGCGCTACTAGACACGACAGGATGACTAGCTTTCCATTCTTTGCTGCCTAGTGCTACCCAATCTCCAGCATCAACTGCTGTGCCGCCACCTGCTAGGTTTCCATTACCGGCTGATTTGTAATATATTCTTGCAAGATCTTCTTGTAGACTAAACGAAGTATCACCTTCGGCAGTCTGCATAACCACTGCGTAGTCACCGATAGATCCCACAGATGCTTTAGGAGCATTGCCGTCGATCTTTCCGGGATAATCAGCGTCTGTCAACACTGTAGGGGTCTTTGCAGTAAATTTCTGGCCGCCCAATACAGTAGGAGCAGCGCCGTTCCATTCTTGGATACCCCACATAGTAGCCTGTGTGTTTACCCACCATTGGCCGTTGTTAGGATTTGCGCCTGGTTCTTCTGTTTGCGCTTCTAATTCGTCTAAGTTTACATCTGCACGAACGATAAATGCTGAATTGCTAACTCCTAGCAAGCTGTATGCTGCTAGAAGACCGTATTCATTACGCTCTGATCCATGTACAGGTGTAGAGCTCGCTGTCTTTTCAAAGAAAGGAACTCCAAAGAATTCTGTTAGGTCTCTTTGGCTGGTCATTTTAAATGCCTTACCAGCGTTGGCTGCTGTTGTGCCGGTAGCGGTTGCTGTGCCTGCACCATTTAGTTTGTCTTGGCCCGAAGCTACAACGATGAGAGGAACTGTACCAGGTTCAGCTGGTGTATAAAAACTCTCGTCAATTACTGTAACTTGTACGCCTGGTGATGTTAGTGCCATTACCAAATCTCCTGATAGTAGTTGCTCATAATATTTAGCGGCATATAGAAAAAACGGACGATTTGATCTATTGAAAAAGGGGTAAAAAAGGTATAATTCTTTAAATATTATTATGAGACCTCTTTGTAAATGTGGCCAGAGACCACGTGCTATAAACTATAGGAAAGGTGATAAAACCTATTATAGGAAACTGTGCGAAATATGTCTTGCACACGGAGTATATCACGGCATACCTAGATGGTCTAGGGCAGGATACAAGATAAAAAATCAATGCGAAAAGTGCGGATTTACATCACCGCACCAAGAAGTGTTTAAGGTATTTCATGTTGACGGCAATCTAAACAATTGCCGTCATAATAATTTAAAAACAATCTGTTACAATTGCGCCCAAATTTTGGGGAAATCTGGGATTACCTGGAGGCAAGGGGATCTCATCGCCGATTATTGATCTTACTTGTTGATATAGTTCATCTATGGTTTTATTATTTTCGATGATATAATCAAAATCAGTCCCGACCCAAGCAGTTTCGCTAGCATGAATCTTACGCATTTTAAGTTCTTGGAAGGCCCAGTTATGTCCTTTATTAGCTTCAACTGCAACTTCGTGCCAATCAGGTAACTCACCTCGTTGTACCCAGATAATCTTACCGCCTGCATTACGAATACTAGCTATTTCGTTTGGAAAGCGACAGTCTGAAATGACTACATGATCTTTAGAATTTCGGAGTTTGTTTTCTAACGATGCTATCCATATGTCATCGTGGAATGCTTTGCGACAAACTTCTGTACCCCAATATTGAAGTACCCACCGAGGAGTTAGTGTAGGCATAGCTAGTCGTTCAGCCCACCACAGATCTACCTGCTCTCGCCACTCTCGGGCTTCCTTAGTACGCCCTTCTAACAATGTTCGGTCCCATCCAAACACCGCGCTTACAGCATCTTTGAGAGTGCTGGCAAATGATTCTCTTCTAAATTCGTGAAAGTTAACTAGATAGTCAGCGACTGTATCTTTGCCGCTGCCAATAAAACCGCAAATACCGATGATCATAATGTCCTCCAATTACAGACATTATAGCATTAGTGTTAATAGAGTGTCAACCAGTTATCCAAGTATATCCAGAACCGCCCGGAACTAACTTCATTAGATCGTCTATTAGCTTTTCCATCTCAGTTTGAGCTTCAGAAATCAATGCTGTGCCGTTGAGCTGGGTACCGCCCTGTGGTCCTGCGATCTGTCCGAACTTACTGCGGGCTTGGCCTAGCATCATTTTGCAGTTAGCAAGGCTATAATCTTTGATCCATTGTCCAGAATAGACATCATCTATTATGGCAAAGTCGGGTTTGGTATTATAAACCTGTAACATCACGCTTTCTCTACCGCGAGGACGTTGCTGGATTATTAGTTTATGGCTCTGTGGGTGCCAAGTAAAATTAATAAACGATCCAAACATCTTACCTACTAGCTCTTGATATTGAGCAAATAATTCATAGGTTAGTAATCCGCCCATATTGGTAGAACTTAACAAATATGTATTTGTGTAAGCTAGATTAAACGGTTCAAATACTGTACCGCCCACTCCGTTTCCGGATCTAGAACCGACGCTTCTGCGGAAAATTTGTCGGACCTGCTGTATCTCTTTAGGCAGTATGTATTCGTTAGTGCTTTCTTCTAGTGTTAAAAAAGCATAACTTTCCTCTACAGCATTGTCGCTGCGTTGGCGGAAAACCGCTAAAGAACGGTTAAGTGCTGTTTCGTAGTGTATAGGATCTAGTTCTACATCAACCATACCATCGCCTAGCATGGCTTTGCAATAATCATAGACCGCTTGTTTTGCTTGATCGTTTGAGCTCATACTACTATTTATTGCTGCGGTAAATATATGACTATGCCAAGACTTTCGTTGTATCGCCCAGAAAAGGGCAATGACTTTAAATTTATTGATAAAACCGCCTGGGAAATGTTCCAAGTTGGCGGTACTGACGTTCTTGTACACAGGTATCTAGGACCAGGATCTTCGTTGGAGGAAACGCCAGCTACTCCGACATACGCAACAGACAGCGTAACTAATATACAAGATCTTCTATTTTTAGAAAATAGGGATCGCAAATATGATCCAGACATTTATCTACTACGGGGTGTCTATAATATACAAGATACAGATTTTAATCTCAGCCAATTTGGTTTGTTTTTACAGAACGATACTATTTTTATAACGTTCCATATTACCGATACAGTTGAAAAATTAGGTAGGAAATTAATCGCAGGAGATGTTATCGAACTACCGCATCTCAAAGATGAATATGCGCTAAACGATTTCCAGTATGCATTAAAAAGGTTTTATGTCATAGAAGAGATTTCAAGAGCTGCTGAGGGATTTTCGGCGACTTGGTATCCACATCTGTATCGAGCCAAATGTAAGCCGCTAGTGGACAGTCAGGAATTTAAAGAAATACTTGATGACATAGCCAACAAAGAAAGTTTTGCTGGAATATATAATCCTGAGATAACATATTATCCAGGACAGATAGTGCAAGGTGTGGATGGTAAGAAATATCAAGTAACTACTGAAGTATCTGGAATATCACCTCCTAACCCTACCTACTATACGCTAGCAGACACGCTGAGAGATATAGCCAGTACCTACGAAAAAGAAATGCAGATCACTGCTGCGGTTCTTGATCAGGCAGAAGCAGATGCACCTAAGAGTGGATACGATACAACAAAATATTTTACTCTACAGAGAGATGATGCAGGAAACGCATCATTGGTTACCGCTGATCTTACAACTACTACAGTAGATGTTCAAACACAGGCTACAGATGAAAACGGTAACTTATTATATGATACTGATAACAATCCTATCTATGTAGGACAGACAACCAGTTCAACATTATTATCACCGGATGGCGCTGGGTATGGTGGATATCTAACCGACGATGCGTTACCGCCAAATGGTATTCCGTTTACTGCTGGGATATCTTTTCCTCTCAATCCTACAGAAGGACAGTTTTGTCTGCGTAGAGATTATTTCCCCCATCGATTATTTCGATTTGATGGTGCTAGATGGCGCAAGTATGAGGACAATGTAAGAATGACTATGAGCAACCTAGGCGAAAGCGATGTAGGTACCGGTGATCAATTTGAAGGCAAGGACGTTCGCAAAACAAGAAAGGCAGGGTTTATCAATAACAATAATACTGCGATTATAGACGGACATGAAACCAAAGAAAAACAAAGCTTGAGTAAAGCACTAAGACCACAGGCGGATGAATAATGGATTTTTTCTATGACGGTCAGATAAGAAGATATGTCACACAGTTTATGCGTGTGTTTATAGGTTTTAAATACAAAGCAGGCGACGGTGAAGAAAGACAAATACCAGTGATGTACGGTGACCTCACTAGACAAGTTGCAAGCATCATTAAAGAAAACTCAGAAAATAAGATGCCCACCGTGCCAAGGATGGCCTGTTATATAACCGGATTAGAATTAGATACTTCTAGACTTTCCGATGCTACATTTGTTAGTAAGATACATATTCGTGAAAGACGATATACTGACGCTGGCGGAACGATTGAATATCAAAATGTACAAGGTGGAAATTACACTGTAGAAAGATTGATGCCCACACCGTTCAAGCTGACCATGCGTTGTGATATATGGAGTTCAAACACTGATCAAAAACTACAGATTCTCGAACAGATATTAGTATTGTTTAATCCTAGTTTAGAATTACAGACCACAGACAACTACATAGACTGGACCAGTCTAAGTGCATTGTATCTTACATCTACGAACTTTAGTTCGAGGTCCATTCCGCAGGGAGCAGAATCAGATATAGATATATGTTCTCTTGATTTTGAATTGCCTATATGGCTCACACCGCCGGCTAAAGTTAAGAAATTGGGAATTGTTCAGACTATTATCAATAATGTATTCAATGAAAGTGGAGATGTTGTTAATCTGAGCGATCTTGTTTATAACAGACAAACTGGCACCTGGGGAACCACTACTAATAGATATGGGGTATTGCTGTTTAAATCTAACACAGGAAATCCTTCAGACGGTCAATATGATATAACTGTAGTAGATCCCGGGGCAGCTGTATTGGCGGCAGGATTAGATGAGAAATCTACAAAGACTGGTGAACCGTTTGATTGGAATAAGATCTTAGAATTGCAGGGCGGTTATAAGGCTGGAAATGAGATATGGTTCAAACAATCAACAGGATACGAAATCGTAGGAACCTTTGTAGTAAATCCACTAGATCCCTCGATCCTTGTAGCTACTTTGGATACAGACACATTTCCGTATAATAGAGATATTGCAAGTTCTATTAATGGAATAGCATCGAGAGGAACGGTTGATGCTATAATTGATCCTTATAAATTTAACCCTATTACAACCTTTGGCAGTAGAGCAAATATTCCCTTGGGAATCAGATATCTGATGTTAGATGATGTTAATAATAGTCCCAATGTCGGCGGCACCTACGGCGAAACTCCGTACAATCAATTATACGACGGTCCAGATGCTTGGAAAGATTCCAATGGAAACGATCCGGTGATCAAAGCTAATTCAATTGTTGAATGGAACGGCACTACATGGATAACCATTTGGAATCCTGCGACCGCCGAAGTTCCTTTTTACATTCAAAACATCCGAACCGGAATTCAATATAAATGGGACGGAGAACAATGGCTCAAATCGTTCGAAGGCGAGTATGGTCCAGGATCCTGGGGGTTCGTGTTACCTAGTTGATAATTACTAGATGCAACAGCGAGCTGGGCTACTTTTTCTAGCCAAAAAAACTAAAAGAATATTCTTAGTCCATAGCGATCAAAAATGGACAGTGCCCACTTTTGCAAGAAAAAGCACTCTTTTAGATGATGCTAAAGAGTTGTTGGAAAATTATTCAAAAGGAAAAATATTGCCGATAGAACTTTATCTCAGTGAAGACCGAGGGTTCGAATATGGCACATATGTCTGTCTTGTAGATGAAGAATTTTTAACAGAGATTAACGAAACTATAGCGTGGTGTTCTCTAAAAGATCTTCCAAAAAATCTTCACATAGGTCTAAAGAACACATTAAATAGTCAAATAATTCGTGCGAAAATTGACACGATACTGGAGTTGTTTAACGATGATACAAAATAATCCTAGATTTATAAATGATGTCGAACGATATAATAAAGCTATAGCTCAGATGGAAGAGGGGCAGGCCAGAGACGAAGTCAAAAAATTGTTAAGTGAATTAATTTATGCAGTTAAAGAAATGGACAATAGATTTGCAGATATGATTTATTCTAAACAGCTTCCATCGATCGGCAACGAAATGCGCGATAAGATAACCGAGTTAAGAAAAAAATTGAACGATAAAATAAAATTTGTCCAACAATAAATCATTACAAACACCTAACTTTAGAGAACAAATATGCAACTAAAATATTCATACTTTTATTTTAAATCAGCGATCCCTCCTGAAACCTGTCAACGAATTATAGATTTAGGAAAATCTAAACTAGAATCCGAACGGGCCCAAGGATTAAATGTTGAAGCTTATACATTCGGCGACCGACAAAAAGGTGCTCTATCGAATTCTCCATCGCAGGGAGACTTAAGTAGACAAGAACTAAAAAAACACGGCGTAACAGATGCCTATGTTCGTGACAGCGAAGTTACTTGGTTATCTGACAGATGGTTATATGACTTAATACATCCCTTTATTAAAGAAGCGAATGCAAAAGCCGGATGGAACTTTGAATGGGACTATTCAGAAAATTTTCAGTTTACTGTTTACAATTCTCCTGGAGGTTTTTATGGATGGCACAAGGACGGTGACAGCGATCATAACGGAATTTATCGAAGATACATCCACGGTGTTACTCCGTTACCTATGAAACCAGATGGAAAATTTCCTGAAAAATATACCACTGATACAAATATGGTAGGAAAAATTCGTAAGTTGTCAATGACTCTTAATCTTAATGCGCCGGGCGACTACGAAGGTGGAAATTTAAAATTTGATTATGGTCATCATACGGACGGAGAACAATTTCATGAATGTGAAGAAATCAGACCTCAGGGTTCTATGATCGTATTTCCTTCATTCATAGATCACTGTGTTACACCTGTAACAAAAGGAACAAGATATAGCCTTGTTCTCTGGAGCTTAGGTCAGCCGTTCAAGTAAAATTTATGTTTTTATATGATTGGTACACTGTAAAAGATTTCTATTCGGCTACTGAATGTGATAATCTTTTAGACATATGTCAACGACATCAAAGTTCCGTTCTCAAAGATCGAGGTGCAGCTGGAAAAAATGTTAGTACTTCTGTTATCGAAATGGAAAAATTCGGAACATCTTTAGATAAGATGTTTAGAATGATAGATGACGTCAATAGAAACTATTATGGATTCGACTTATTTCGAGAAAGACCACTTGGAATGAATTTCAATGTTTATTCTGGTGATCAGAATGAATATCCGTATCATAGAGATTGCAATAGTCCTGGTACAGCTAGTGATTCTAAATTAACAGTGATTGTTAATCTATCCAATGAGCCGTACGTAGGAGGAGATTTCTTTATGTTCTTTGGCTACGAAAAGCTAATCCCGGAATTACATGAGCGCGGAACCCTTTTTATCTTTCCTAGTTATAACTATCACAAAGTAACTCCGGTGATCGAAGGTTCTAGAATGACAATGTCTACCTGGATCCAAGGACCAAATTTCAAATGAGAATCGACACAATTATCATTGATGATTTCTTAGACGATCCTGATTATGTAAGAAATGTAGCGTTGAATGCTGATTATATACTCACAGGGAATTTTCCCGGAGCTCGTACGTATCAATGTGACGAACAGTATAATCAAGAAATTAAAAATAAATTAGAAAATATTTTAAAAACAAAGATAGTTGAGTGGAACAAGCATTTTGATCAAAAAACTAATAAGATAATAGATGTCGATACTAGCTGTTTCCAATTATGTTTACAGAATTCGACAACTTGGATACATCAAGATCCTAATGAATATACTGGAATATTATATCTGACCCCAAATGCCCCTGTTGATTCTGGTACAGGAATCTATATGCATAAAAAAACTGGAATTTATAGGCACGACGAACATCGTCAGATAGACGATGTCGATATTAACAATTGGCAGTTGATATCGTTTTCTGGTAATGTATATAATAGAATGTTTATTTTTAGGGGCGATTTATATCACAGAAGCGTGGTTCCGGGATTTGGCACCGATAAATATTCCGGTAGAATAACTCAAACATTTTTCTTTAACACAGAAGAATATCAAAATAGGAAATAAAATGGACAGCATAGAAGAAACTATCAAAGAAACAGATATGAATTCTCTAGAGGATTTATATAAAAGTACATCTGAATATTTTAAAGAAAACAAGTATTTGGTATTAAAGGGTTTTGTAGATCAAAACATGGCAGGATTATTGTATCAATACTGTTTGGTCAAGGTACAGCAGATGGATTTTAAATCTATGTTTGCTAAAGAAGCATATAATCCGGAATGGGATGGAAAATTTGGAGACGAGCAGGCCCCTATCAGTTATAATTGTTACGGCGACGCGATGATGGAAACTATTTTGGCGGCCAGTACACGGACTCTCAGCAATTATGTAGGGTTCGAGCTAACTCCTAATTATAGTTACTGGAGACTGTACCAGCAAGGAGAAGTATTATTAAGACATAGAGATAGAGAAAGCTGCGAAGTTAGTGCTACACTGTGTCTAGGATACAATACTGCTAATCTCGACGCAAAAGAGCACCCGGACTATAATTGGCCGATGTTTGTAGAAACTAAAGACGATCCAGACGGTGTTCCAATCCATCTTACTCCTGGAGACTTGATCATATATCGTGGGTGTGAGGTGGAACATTGGAGAGAAAGATTTTTGGGAATGAACCATGCTCAGGTATTTTTACACTATAATGACCCAACAGGTCCATTTGGAATTAGATTAGATGGAAGACCTATTCTTGCAGTTCCAAAACAATATCAACAATAACATTTAAGGAGATAACAATGACTAAAGATGTAGTACCGGCATTTGACTACGGTAGTATTAACGAAACACATCAAGCAGTAGCTAAAGAGATCGCATCCTGGTTAACATCAATGGGCCTTGCAGATGTGGCTAAAGAATTATTACTTCGTTTTAAAATCGAAGAAAATAAGAAATATGACATCACACAATCAAAATTTTATCAAATATGTCAAGAAGCGGGCATATTTGTTTCTGGCCAAGGCATTCTCGTAGAAGGAGAAGGCAAGGATGCCATAGAATATCCCTTAGTGGCTATTAATGGGGATATCCGACAACTTGATAAGTTTATTGAGTTTGTACAAAATAAAAAATGATTAAAACTCCAAAATCTGTTGCTATAGTCGGCGGTGGCACCGCCGGCTTTGTAGCAGCTTTGATATTAAAGAAAAAATTTCCTTCTTTAAAAATTTCTATTATTAGATCTACAAAAATAGGAATCATAGGTGTAGGCGAGGGTTCTACTGAACACTGGCGTAATTTCTTAAACTTTTTAGAAATTGATCATAAAGAAGTTTTTAAAGAATGCGATTCGACTTTAAAATGTGGAATCATGTTTAGTAACTGGACTGATAAAGATTATCTGCATAGTATACAGTTTGAATATAATCAAAAATTCGGTCAATATTCTCATGTGTATGCTAATCTGATAGGGAACGGCAAAGATTCTTCAGGCTTATCATCAGGACTTTCGTGGAAAAATCAAGTCAACAGATGGTTTATTGATAATCCTGATCAGTCTCCTACTTCACAATTTCATTTCAATACTAATAAATTAAATTCTTGGTTAACTAACCTTGCTCATAAATTTGAAATTGATATCTATGATGACGAGATAATAGACTTTGAAATAAAAGAAGATGGCGATATCGATACACTCTACGGAAATAAAAGAAAATATAACTATGATTTTTATATAGATAGCACAGGATTTAAAAAACTTTTAATTTCTAGATTAGGAGCCAAATGGCAAAGTTATTCGAAGTATTTGAAAATGAAATCTGCCATTGTATTTCCCACAGGTGACGAAGAAAACTATAATATCTATACCTTATCTAGGGCTATGGATTATGGGTGGATGTTTAGAATCCCAGTCTGGGGCAGATATGGTAACGGATACATTTATGATAGCGATTACATAGACGAGCATCAGGCCAAGAAGGAAGCAGAAAAATATTTAGGTTATGAAGTAGAAGTAGCTAAAAAAATAGATTTTGATCCAGGTGCCTTAGATAAAGTGTGGATAAACAATTGTGTGGCTATTGGGTTATCTGCAAGTTTTGTAGAACCGTTAGAAGCATCTTCGATTGGTACTTCTATACAACAGGCTTTTTTATTGATGTATCGTTTGATCAATTACGATCAAAAAATAATAGATTCTTACAACAAAGCCTGTGATTCTATATTAGAGAATATCAGAGATTTTGTAGCTTTGCATTATTATACTAACAAAGATTCTTCTATTTTTTGGAAAGACTTAAAAAATATAGCTGTGCCTGATAAATTAAAAGATAGGTTAGAAACCTGGAAACATCGACTGCCAGTTTCCGAGGATTTTAGTTCAGACTCTAGATACATATTATTCAGCGAAGACCATCATATAATGGTTCTTCACGGAATTGGTCACTTTAATACTGAAAGTATCAAACGAGAATTTGAAATGCAACCTATTAAATTAAAAATTGAATCAGATAATATCATTTCATCAAACAAATTACAACACGATACAGTTGCAAGGATGAGCCATAAAGAATTTATAAAGTATTTTAGATAATGTCTCAAAAAAAGATCGTTTACTGGGCACCTGTTTTCTTTGATGATGAAAAAGATTGGAATCTTTTTTATTATGATCTCGAATCTCTTTACGATTATCATAGGCCCGATGCTAACAAAGAATCAGGTTCTAACAATTATTTCTATTGCCCCGCATTTAAAAACTTAGCTAGAAATACCTTTGTAATTAAAAATCCTATCCATACTCACTATGTTTTCGAAGACGGAGTGGCTAAAGTTAAGAGCAGAAATCATGTTATGATCGAAAAACAACATGATCCATCTGTTAAAAACAGTTTATTAATTATGTACGGTATGCAGTTTGTTTTTTTTAGCGAAGAAGATATAATAGCAAAATTAACTTCTCCGTTTTTCAACGATTCTCCGTATTTAAAAAATTGTTCATTAGTTCCAGGTCAACTTAATATTAAAAAATGGTTTAGAAATCTTAATCTAGAATTTCAAATATGGCCTGGGAAGAACGAGATGGTTTTTGAAAAAGACGAAGTCATTGCTTATGTTAATTTTGAATGTGGCGAAGATGAGATAGTTTTAAAAAGATTCCAAATGAATAAAAGATTGCATGAGCTAATGGCAACGTGTTCGTCTGCTGTATCTTGGGAATCTTTTGTGCCTTTATATGAACGATATCAAAGATTTATGAAAACTAGAACAAATGTGTTAGTATTAAATGAAATTAAAAAGAATCTGGTCGAATAAATGTTTGATATTATAATTAAAAGAAAAAAACTAATTGTAGATTGCTTTACAAGTAATCCAGCAATACTTGAATATTTTCCTATAACGCCTGCTTCTAAAAATTATCCCGAATGGTGGAAAAAGATGGAAGCAACTTTTCCCCATGTTAGTCAAAGCGGAATTGAACACCCGGCTCCAACTATAAAAAGATGCGATGGGTTACTAGGTCTTTATTCAAAAGGGTTCCACATAAAAATGTGGAGCGATCTAATTTTAGAAACCAACGACAACGGTGAATTTAGATATCAATATTCATCAGATGAAAATCATCCTATAGTAAGTCATAGCAAAAGACAGTTAGGTCCGTCTCTCGATCCTTATGTACATATTAAAATTCTTTCTCCCTGGATGATCGAAGAAAAAACAGGGGTTGATTTTTTATTCAGTGGATCTTGCTGGAACTATGTTGATAAATTATTTGATTGGAATATTGTTCCCGGAGTCATCAATTTTAAAAATCAATCTAGTACACACATTAATCTTTTTATGCCGTCCAAAGGTTCTAGATTAGAACTTACAGCAGGAGATCCTTTAATACATATTATTCCTATTTCTGAAAAAGACATAGAATTAAGGAATCATTTATTAACTGAAAAAGAATTTGAAAATAAAATGTTAAGGTACAGTTTTATGTCTAGTTTTATAGGAAGGTATAAAAAGAATGCAAGAAGAACTTAAGCCAGGTCTTTATACTTTTCCAAATCTAGGATATCTGATAGAAGATGTTCCTTTGCATATTCTTGCTGAAATAAAAAAAGAAATAAGAAAAATAGAATCAAATAAAAAAACTGTTCCTTCGGCAGCAAATTTATTGAGCGGAAATATCGAAGAAGAATTTACTTTAACTGACTGCATTAAGACGTTGGAGCCTTATATTTTAAATTTAGTAAAAATCTATGACGATCATTTCCATTATATGCCAACAGTTAACGCACTAGATGTCAATGTGCCGTTGACTTTGAATCACCTTTGGGTGAATTTTCAAAAGAAAAATGAATTTAATCCTAATCACAATCATACCGGAGTCATGAGTTTTGTTATATGGCTTAAGATTCCCTATGATCTAAGAAAAGAATTAGAAAATTCTCCGGGAAGATATAGCAATGGAAATATGGCTTCGGCATTTCAATTTGTATTCAGTGATGTTTTAGGAGGTCATAAAACAAAAGATTTATACTTAGATAAATCTTGCGAAGGAAAAATATTGTTATTCCCAAATAAAATGGTTCATTGTGTATATCCATTTTATACCAGCGATGAATATCGAATATCTATTTCTGGTAATATTTCATTAAAGGTAAAAAATGACTGATTTTTATATATTCGATAACAGTGAAGTTGGAAGCTTGGTTTATTCCTTAAATGGGTTAGGCGATAATATCGTCGGAGCAGAAGTAGGTGCTTATAGAGGTCAATGTAGTTGTTGTTTATTACAAAAGTGCGAAAATATAAAAAAAATATATTTGATAGATCCGTTCGAACCGCATTATGATAAAATACAAGATATTTTCTTTGATAAAAAAGAAATGGAGTTTGTTAAACTAACCGCACATCATCATATTAAATGGTCAGGTTATCAACACAAAGCAGAATTTTTAGAATGTTACGAAGAAGAAGCAGCTCAACAAATCCCAGACGGCAGTTTAGACTTTGTATACTTTGATGCGTGGATTGATATTGATTCTGTAGAAGAAAAATTAGTTCGTTGGGAACGGAAAGTAAGATCCGGCGGAATTTTTTCTGGACATGATTGGGCCTATGCTCCTATCAGAGAAAAATTACAGCAGTATCGTAGTAATAAACAATTACTAAATGTTAATAATACCTGGATGTGGTATAAAGATTAATTTAAATTGAATGTTATAGATAATTTAAAATTATAAATTTCTTTAACACAATGCCATTTAAATTTATCTATAAAAAATACGTTTTGATCTTCTAAAATGTATTCTTCGTCCTCTATCAACCACTTAGATTTTCCTTCTATATTCTTTATTATAACAGCATAATCGTGTTCGTGGTATGGATATGAAATAACTTTAGTACCTCTAGAAATATACATATTAGAATTTACTTCTATATCAAATTCTTTGTTTAATCTATCGGTTATAGTAGCAATATCATTAAACAAATATTGTACTCCGGATAATACAAATGTATTTCCTTCTTTGTATAATTCTAAAAATTTATCATATAGAAGATGATCGTCAAATACTGAAAAAAAGTCTTGTTCTTTATAGCCATCTTCTCTTGCTATTCTTTCTATAGTAGGGCATCCGGTAGTATAGCTTTTTGGCCACCTATACCGATCTCTGATCCTTTCTAAAACCATATTTTCAGTTATTCTCAAAGGACTATTGTAGACCATAGACAATATTTTATTCAATCTATCGTCATCAAGCTCGAAATGAGATAATCGAGCTTCGAGCATTTCTTCCATATTATTGGGTCTTTTCGAGTACTAGATTGACTAAATTTGTTTGTTCGCTTTCTGTCAATGGCGATTGAGAGTTATTGCTAAAATGCCAATTGACATCCTGTACGGCAAAGGTCCGTGCAGCTGCCGGTGTTGGAAATTTAGCATCACAGATATGTGATCCGTTTTCTAGAAATATTTTTATCGTTACTTCTGAACCGTTGAAATCATATTCGAAAGTTCTCATTATACCTCATCCATCCAAGATTGCACCTGCGATTTCTCATCATTAGTAAGTGCTGGTTTATTTAATTTTGATAGTTGTTCTTCTATCTCAATTATGGTATTATTTTTAAATGCCCATATAGAGGGCGGGGCAACAGTAATTATAGATACACCGTTTTCTAAAACTTCTATTTTTCTAGTATTACTGTCGACTTCGTTTTTAATTATTGATCTCATTGTTTTTCCTATTAATATCTGATAATAACAACGCCCGGACCCCCGCGGCCGCCTACACCATATGGGTTGTTTGCATTATGGCCTGATCCACCGCCACCGCCTCCAGTGTTATCTGCTCCTGGATATGCGTAATCGCCTGCAGATTGACTATGGAATCCATAAACTGATGCGTGTACAGGGTTGTTGTAACGACCACCGCCACCACCACCGCCAGGTCCACCGGCACCGCCCTGTGATTGAGGTGCGTGGCCACCTCCACCTCCACCTCCAGCTCTAGTCACTGATACTCCAGTGATGCTGTTAGCTACACCTACACCACCTGCACCTGCTGGATTTCCGCCACCGACACCACCAGCACCACCGGCTCCGCCGCCACCTCCGCATCCGTGCGGTGGGCTACCTGGAGTATCGCCGCCTGGAAAACCTTGCCCTGGCACACCTCGACCGAAACCTCCCGGGTGAGTGTAAGCTGCTCCACCGCCTGATCCTCCCGGTGACGCTTTTCCATGAGATCCACCTGGATGTGAATTAAATCCTGCTGTAGGATAGCCAGGATAATTGTTTTGGTTTCCAGGATGCACTCCGCCTACTCCGCCTCCATATGCTTCCAATCCACCAAACCTCGATGGCTGTCCTTTGCCGCCCATGTTGGCTGGAGGGGATGAAGTGTCTTGTTGGCCGCCGCCGCCCACACCAACATATACAGGAACTATACCTCCAGGGTTTACTGGATGATTTGG